GCAGGTAACTTTGCCGCACAGGGTGACGGTCGTGATGTTTATCGTCCACCATACTACGGTAATCCTGCTTATAACTTCCCAGCAGAGAAGTAAAACCAGAATAGGCCCTTCGGGGCCTATTCTTTTCTTAAATAATTTTATGAAGATAACGATAGCAGGCTATGGCTTTGTAGGCAAAGCACATCGAGAAGTATTAAAAGACAAGCATGACATTACTATTGTAGATCCTGCTTGGCCAGAATACAATAAACCAATTCCGCAAGACACAGATGCAGTTATTGTTTGTGTTTCAACACCGCCACGAGAAGATGGTTCGTGTCACATGGACAATGTGTATGATGTTATAGAAAGAGCACCAGACGTACCTATCTTAATTAAAAGTACAATTTCAGTTGAAGGATGGGATATGCTAATAGATACATTTCCTAATCGGATGCTAAACTTTAGTCCGGAGTTTCTACGTGCTAGTTCAGCAGTACAGGATTTGCAAGATGCAGAACTTATTCTCATCGGAGGTACCTCATGTAGTTTTTGGGGTAAGGTTTTTTCTAAAGATATTGAAATTGCAGATCCAAAAGAACTTATTCTTGCAAAGTATATGCGTAATAGTTTTTTAGCAACTAAGGTTGCATTCTTTAATCAAGTATATGATCTATGCGAAGCACTTGGTATTGAATATGAAGCAGTAGCACACTATACAGGAATGGATTCTCGTATTACAGAAAGCCATACACAAGTTACAGAAGAACGAGGATTTGGCGGGCATTGTTTTCCTAAAGATACTTCAGCAATCGTGCAAACAGGTCAACGAGATAATGTTGACCTGTCTATAATTAAAGAAGCGATCGAGTATAACAACCGCATACGTAAGATTTAAATGTTGTCTTCGTTTGGAACTATTGATCCATTACCAAACAAATCTACTGCCTTCCAAGCAGAATATTTCTTCCACTTAGGAATTGCTGGCTCGGCATCATTCATACCGTGATAGAATACTAAATCAGATGCTATCTTAGCCGCTTTGACTAAATCATTGTCTTGCTTGTCTTTCATTTTCCAACGATACTGTCTAATAGTTTTATACAGTAAGTCATGAATGATTGCCGCCCTTGCTACGTCGAAAGGTGCAATCAACCACCACATGGCTCTTGGAACTGATGCTAGATCTGTTACAAACCCTACAGGTACAGTTATTTTTGTACCTTTCATTTTAACGCCAACGTTAGTTAATGCTTTGACTTCATCTTTAGATAATTCAGGACAATCATACGATAATTCGCGCCCTAGAACCCATTTCTTAGGCGGATTGAATTCAGCCATAATTTTATTGTTAAATGTACCCATTTTGCCCTCCTGGTTATGTGAATATTTATTATAATTTGAACAAATAATGTTTGCATTACAGTATGAGTTGTGCTATAGTGTTTAACTAGGCTCCGTCTTCAAACAATTTTATTTGTAAAAGCCATAAATAGTAGTAAGGAAACTGTATTATGAAAAAACGAACTAGATCAATTCTAGAAGAATTAAACAATCTTCATCGAGCAAGAGATAATGATTCTCTGATCGCCACAACTGGCACAAATATTATTGAAAGTGCAGTTAATCTAATCGCTAGAATGCGAGATACATATACTGAAGAAGAGGCATTAGACCTAGAGCGTAGATTTTTGAACAGCATTAGAACAGGTGACTCTAAAAAATTTAGACGTGGAGTTCAAAAAGTGCAAGAAAGTAAAAGGGGAAGTTAATGTTACTAAAAGAAGGCGGTAATGTTTTTAAAGATCCTGAATCACAAAAGCCACTAACTGGTCGAATTAATCAAGCAGATGTCGATCCTACATTACAGTGGGCTGAAAAGATTCTTGGTCTAGACCTTGTTAATAATAAATTAGGATCAACAGGTATTCGTAGCACAAGCGGTGATATGGATATTGCTGTTGACAAAGACAAATATACAAAACAAGACATTGAAGCAAAATTAGTATCCTGGGTTAAGAAAACTCACCCAAACGATGATCCAAGATTATGGGTAGCCAAAACAGGAATTAACGTTCATTTTAGAACTCCTATCAAAGGTGATGAGAAGAATGGCTTTGCTCAATTAGACTTAATGTTTGGTGAGCCAGAGTTTATGAAGTTTGCTATGAAAGGGTCTGGGGACAACACACCTTACAAAGGTATGCATAGAGCAGTTCTTATTTCTAGTATTGCTAAGTTTCATGGATATAAGTTTAACAGTCAGACAGGACTAGTAGATAGAATTACAAATAAAACAATTACAAAAAATCCAGACGAGATTGCACAGTATCTCTTAGGTGATACTGCTAAAGGTCCGGACTTGGATAGTGTTGAAACTATTGTTGCTAAAATTAAGAGCGATCCTAATTACAAAGCAATGGTAGATGATGCAATGAAATACTTTGAAAAAGATGGATTGAAGTTGCCAGAGGCTGTACAATATGAGCCGGGTGAATGGTTTAGAAATACAATGGATAGATTAAATGAGATTTAAAGATTTTAAAACAGAGGCTCCTGTTGCTCCGGCACCTAAACAAAAAACGTTTACTCAGCAGTTGACCAATCCTGATAAGAAACCAGGTCTTTGGTCTAAGACTAAGGATGCATGGAAATCAGGACAGAAGTTTGCAAAGACTGGAGCAGGAAATAAAGCCGCTCCTAATGCTGGAGCCATTCTTAAGAGCATTGGACAAATTGGTAAAGACGTAAAAGGGTTAGTTAAGGGCGACGGTGACGCGAAAGCAGAAGTAAACCCTAAAAAAACTTCAGAGCCACAAACTGGTCCTGGAGAGCCAACACAGACTGCCGCAAAGCCAAAGCAATTTAGTACAAAGAAAATTTTAGGTCCTGAAGAAGTTAGGGGCGGTAGTGCATTTGTTAATGCACAAGATGGCGCAACATATACATATGATGCAGGTTCAAAAACTTGGATAGCAAATGATAAAACAAAACGTCCTATTAGTAGAGACAAAGGTATTGACATTTTTAACTTATCAAAACAAAGAACTAAAGTAGAAGAGTCGAAACAAAATATTAAAGAAGCAGAAGCACGTATTCAACACGCAGAAGATTTAGTATTCTTTCAAGGTAGTGCAGGTGCAAAACGTGCATTAGGACAATTGAAGGAGTTAGCAAGTGGTGGACAAGGAAAAGTTACTATCAAATGGGATGGATCTCCCGCAGTCATTTTTGGTCGCGATGAAGATGGAAAGTTTATGCTTACCGACAAAGGCGGATTCGGAGCAAAAGGATACGATGGAAAAAACAAAAGTCCTGAAGCAGTAGAAAAGATGTTCCTTGCAAGACCAGGCGCACAGAAGAATCCAGATGGGTTTAAAGCATTAGCGGCAAATATGAAAAAGGCTTACTCTGTAATGGAGAAGGCGACACCTAAAGATTTTAGAGGATATTTCAAAGGAGATATGCTTTATTTTAACACACCTAACAAAGAACAAGATGTCTATATGTTTAAGCCACAAATTGTACAGTACATGGTAAAGGCTGATAGCAAAATTGGTAAGAGGATAGGACAAAGTTCAGTTGGTGTTGTAATTCACAGAGTAGTAGACGAAAATGGCAATGAGTCACCCTTAAAAGAATTTGATATGTTTCAGGGTAACGAGTTATTTGTTATACCACCTGTAACAGTTTCCGAAGCCCCTAAGGTTGACGAAACTTCATTAAACAAGTTAGAGGCTCTCATTAATAAAAATGCAAGTTCTATTGACAGTTTCCTTGACAAAAATAAACTCGCACAGATGAAAGTCTCTGACTTCAGCAACATCTTATACACATATACAAACAGCAAGGTGGATACAGGATTAGATAATTTAGGACGTGACTTCCTTAAATGGTTAAGTAACTCTAAGGTAAGTAAACCTAAACAAGAACGTTTGATTAAATATATTAAGGAAAACGTTAATACTTTTAGTGCTATATGGGATACTGTTAATGGCATTATGAAAGTTAAAGACAATATTATTTCGCAACTTGATACTCAGGATAGCGATGTAGTTGCAACAATTAACGGTCAACCCGGAGGTGAAGGCTATGTGCTGTCAGATCCTACAGGGGATATGAAACTAGTTAACCGCAGAGGATTTAGTGCGGCTAACAGAGCACAAATGAGATAGGAGCAAACTATGAAACTAAAAGAAATGTTAGATGACGTGAAGATGCACGAAATCGACGACGATATGAGAGACTTAGGTCTTGGCGGTCCAGATGCCGCTGATGATGATAATGCTGGACTTGATCCAGACTTTAAACAAACACCAATGATTACACAGGTAGGTAAGGTACTTGACTCAAGAGGCAATCCTAATCCTATAACAGAACTTACAACAGATGATGGCAAAAAGCATAAGGTAAATCCAATGCAAGCAAACGTTATCAAAATGTTGTTAACTACAGACAAAGTAAAACCAGATGTTAAACGTGCATTCACTAAAGATGTACAGAATAGTGAGACACTTGGTATGTTGCTACAAGCAAAAGATCAAAATGGTATGGTAAAAGCGTTCTTATCTAAGTACGGTAATCCAGACAGTCCTGAGAGAAGCAACTACGCATAATGGAATTTTTAGCAGAACTTCATGAAGCGAGAATGACTCGCAATGCAGATAATCAAAGGGTACTATCCTATACTGATTGTTGCGAGCGTTTGTATCTGACTATGTTAGTGTTACAACTACTTAGGCAGTTCCCACAGTTTGCTCCCTCGGCGCATGGTTATGCTAAAAAGACTATTGACAAAGACAACTACAAACACTTCAGAGCATATAACACAGACTTATATAACTTTGCTTATTTTGTTACAGGCGATGAAGATGCTATTAACAAGTTAAAAGACTCTGCGTCAGCAATGGCTAGAAGAAAAAATACAACCCTACCATTGATGAATTTTAATAGATACTTGACTAATCTATCAACAGGCAAAGCATCTACACTTGATGATCAACAAGTATTTTCACGTATTGAAACGGCATTGTCTATTACAAATCAAGACTACAAAGATATACGTAGATATCTTTTTAACTTGAATAAGTTAAGCACAGCAGATAAGAAACAAGTAGTAACACGTTTACTATTTGCGGCTAGAGCGAAACTGCGTTCAAGTGACATTATTGAATACTTAGAAAAACTTGCGGCATTAAAAGATCTAGAGTCAAGCAAAGTAAGTGATCCAGAACCAACTGTAAGTGTTCCTGACATCACTGTTACAGGTAGAGACTTAGCATTATACAGATACCTAGTTGGCTCTAAGAATTTAATGCTTGCTAAGAAGTTTCTTGAACTTGCTAAGGATGGTAAAAGTATTCCACAACAATTTGTACAGGCCTATTTGCCAGCCATTGTAACTATAGATAATATAGTAAAAGGCGGTCCTGCCTTCGTTTCTATGCTCAGAGCACTCGAAAAACGTGCAAAACAACAGCATAAGAAGTAATTATTCCAAAAAAGACTAAATAATAGTAACAACAAGTGTAGAGTAACACTTAGTTGCCATTTAAGAGAGAATACATTCTCAGAGAAAAACATATAGGAGAAATAAAATGGCTGGAATTACAGACGTAAACGGAAAAGTAAGAGCAGGAAACGGATTAGGTGGTAAAACACATATCTGTACTGTTGATCTAAACGATGGTGGAAACCACACACAAGCAACACTTGACGGTTTTGTTCAAGGCGTAACAGCAGGTGTATCTTTAGCAGACAGTTTAACTAACGCAGACGCATTTACATTCGCAGGAATGTCAGGTGCAGTAGGTGATGCGGCAGTTACAATCGTACTTCAAGGTACAGGCACTCCAAGCACAACTGCTGAAGAGTACTTTGCTAACGTAGATATCACAGGCGTGATCACTATCGCAGACTAATACTTTTTAGTATTAACACTAAAGGGCTCAGTTTTTACTGGGCCCTTTTTTTATGACCATAAGTAAGTGTATGAAGATCATTGTTAAGACATTATTGGACATCACTGAAACCAAAAAGCACAAACATAATTGCGTTGAAAAGTTACAAGTAAATCAACAATCAAACTTTATGAGTTTCTTTAATTGTTTGAGTATGCGTTTCAATCCTTACTATGATGTAAGCCCTACAGTTACAACAGAGTCAGTTGAAGGTATAGGGTTTGGAACAGCATATAAAGGCAAGCACAGTGTATGGACATTTGAGTTTGAAGTAGAAACAGCAGTAGCAGGCATTGATCATAAAACATTAATTAACGATCTTGATTTAATTCCTGTAATACCTAACTTAACTGAGACTGTTGAAATAAATAATACTATGTTCAGAACTAAAGACAATGAACTAACTAACTTAGTTTTTATATTATCAGATAATGAAGACACTGAATAGCATAAATATTATCATAAGAACATAGGCAACTTTACATCACATATAGGTACAAATAGGCCCCTTGCACGATAAACGATGCATAAGCATCAGCAATGGAGAGAACAAGATGGCAAAAGCCACAAACTTAGAAAAAGAAAATTTAGAAGCCCACGTGGATTTATGCGCTCAACGCTATGAAGTCTTAGAGGGTCGTCTTACTAAGATCGAAGAAAAAGTCGAACATATCCATGCCGACATACAACACGGCAACAAGGCCATGGTCAAAGTACTAGTTGGCGCCGCAGGTACTATTGTTGCAGGACTACTTTCAACTATTGTAGTCATTCTTATTAACTTCAACTAAACTTTAAAACGCTAAATACTAGTGTTATGCTAGTAGAAGAAATTACCTTACCTCTAGACGAGAAACAAATTTGGGCTAGAAGCGGCAAAAAAGTTGTCCGCAAGTATCGTTGTACCTCAGGACAACGTAAAGGCCGTATTGTTTCTAAAGTTGGTCAGTGCTTTGCGGCACCGAACATTAAGGCTAGGATACGCATGAAGAAAACACGAGCAAGACTAGGTGCTAGGATGGCACGTAAGGCTCGTAGAACTAAACGTATTAATCCTACAAGTATTAGAGTTCGTACTCTTAATAAAGCAGGCGGTAGTAGAGGCTCAGCAAAACGTAAGGCAATTAAGAAAAGATGAAAGTAGCAGAACTTTTAACAGAAGGCGCAATCCAGATTATGGGGCGCAAAGGAAACAAACTGGTACGTAAGTATCGTTGTACTTCTGGAAGTCGTAAAGGACGCATTGTTGCTAAACCTGCAACTTGTAATGCTCCTAAACGAATTAAAAGTATGATTAACATCAAGAAGGCTAAGGCACGTAAAGGGAGTGTGATGAAAGTTAAGTCCTCGAGAACTAAAAGAGCAAGAGGAAGTACACAACGTCTAACTAGAATTAATAAATCAGGAAGACGTAATCTAAGGAATATTAAACCTAAGACTAGAAGTAGAAAGAGGAAACGTTAATGAGATATAATGATTTTCAATTAAATGAAGAAGATTTAAAAGCAATAGCAAGAAAACGATATCCTAATCTTTCTGAAGAACAACTAGATGAAATTTTACCTGCAATTGGCATGGCACTTGGAAAAGTTGGAGCCATGGGTGCTAAGGTGGCTGGCAAAGCCGCTGGTGCCGCATTAAAAACAGCAGGAAGAGTTGGCGCACAAATGGGTAAAGCCGCAGTAAAAGGTGCCGCCAAGATGGCTGGAAATGCAGTTAAGTCAGCAGGACAAAAACTTGCACAAAAAGCCGCAACAGCAGTAGCAAACAAAGCAGGAGCCCAAATGGCTCAAGCAGTTTTAAAGAAGGGTGCAAAACTTCCAATGCCTGACGCACAAGGTAAAGAGCAAGAATTTGAAATCGATGATGTCAAAGGCGCTGAAGTAACCCTTAAAAATCCAAAGCCTAAACCAGGCGAACCAATTAAGACAGTTCATAATAAAAAAGATCTAGATCCGATCCTTAAACAATTATCGGGAATGTAATATTATGAAAATCAACGAATTATTAAATAAATTTACTATACAGATGAGCAACGAAGAACGTGATATGCTTGACAAAATGGGCAGTGACATTAAAGTTATACACGCATATACAGAAAGAGAACGTTTCGTAATTGAGTCTCTGATTCGTAAAGCATTAGTAAGTAAGATAGTTCGTAATGGAAGTGTATTAGTGGTCGCCAATGAAAACTACAAACCTTGATATAATTAAATCTCTTAACGAGATCATCGAAGAAGGTGTAACTCGTTATCCTGTCCCTGTGCAAAAAGGTAATAGCATACGTATCAAAAATGCTATTGTACGCAAAAACAAGCACGGTTACCATATTTTTGACTTAACAGATAAGGAATTTCACGAATATTCCCACTCTCTTGCTACCGCTTTAGCACTATCTCATTCACTTGCAACGAATAAATACGATAACATACAAAAGATTAAGTATTTAGACAATAAATTGAGTAAATACTACAATGATGCTATATTTCATAAGTACACATTTGAACATAGCAAAGATGAAGTTAGGAAAGATGCCGCTGAGATGCGATATGATATAGCAATAGAAGAATGCTACCGTGTCAAAGAGCAGATCGAAAATTACTTATTTGATAAATAAATATAGTTAAAGGAACGAATATAATGAGAGTAGCACAATTTAATAGACCTATCACAGCAAAGGCACTTAATGAAAGCCTTGAGAAACGATTTGGCGAAACAATTAACGTCGATGCTTTTTCAACAGAGCAATTACAAGATGCTAGAAACAAACTACGTACTAAAGTACAAGAATTTGAAACAAACGAATCATTTGACGCAGTCCAAGGCGACGAGTATCAAAAAACAAATATGTTCCTTAAAGTAATTAATCAGGCTATTGAAGAAAGATCAAATATTATCGAAGCAGACATCGAAGAAGATGCAACTCCGACTACAGTTAAAGAAGGCGCAGAAGAAGCGGCAACATTGGTTATGGCCGCTAAAGATATGGTTGATAGAATTACAGGCTGGATGGAAGACACAGCAGAAATGCAAACAGAATCAATGCTTGAAATTGGCGACAAGATTCGCGATGAAATGGGCAGTGAACAATCAGAACAATTTATTGGAACAGTTAAGCCAGCACTAGAACAACTATTCACAACATTAGAAACAACACGTGACGCACTAACAGGTGGTGTAGCCATCTTAACAGGCGAAGGCGCACCTGAAGCAATGGGTGCCGAGGCTCCAGCAGAAGAGCCAGAAATGGAACCAACAGTTGACGCAGAGGCAGAGGCAGAAGCACCTGCAGAAGGCGAAGATGAGTTTGGTGCGGCGGCTCCTGCAACTGGCGGTGAAGAAGAAGCCGGCAGAGAAAAACGTGAGTCAATTGAACGCTCAAGACGCATGAGCAGATTACTAGGCGATTCAAAAAAAAAGTAATTGAATCAGCATCACCCAATCTGCTGAAAATCTTAAACTTACTACTCCAAAACAAAAAACTCAAAGTTTCTTGGGATGAAATTAACAAGTATATGCAGAATATGGGTAACGAAGAATACTCCCAAGAAACTTTCAAAGCAGTTTACGACCAAGATCCACAAATCCAAGACATAGTTAACAACTTCGATCAAGAAGGTATAACACTCAAAGGTGGCGAAGAACCAGCAGACGCTGGACAAGATTCAGCAGGTGCAGTTGATCAAATGGCTCAATCAGCAACTGCTAATGCCATGAATCAATAACTACTTGACTTTTCTTTCTAAATACGCTATACTATAAAGAAAGTATAGGTATCAAATGGAAGACGATTATAAATCATTAGGACAACAATTTGTCCTGCATACACATTATCCAAACTATAAAGAGTTTGAAACTATCTTCGAAAAAGTTTCTGGCTCTGATTATAGTAAAACTACGACAACAGTTTCTGGAAGACAAATTGATATTCCAGATGGTGTGCCCGAATTTGACGAACCTCGAGATAAGTTTTTTAAATATCTAGAATTTAAATTATTGCACCGTGGTATGTATGATTTTAAATGTATTAGAGGTTGGACAATCGCTTACACTGACGGAGGTTATCAAGGACTCCATGTGCATACAGGAGATCCAGATTACACTACGTTTAGTGCAGTCATTCATTTAGACACTGTTATACCACATGAAAAGAATAAATTTAATGGAATGCTTTTTAGTATTATGCCTTATCCAAATGGGTTCCAAATGCCAGGACATTATCAAAGTCTTGCAGGAGGTGTAGTAGCCTTAGACGGTAGAGTATGGCATGGAGTTTATCCTACAGATACTATTAGACGTACAGTAGTTTACGATATAGAATATACAACGAGGAAATAATTTTGTCATTAATAACAGAACGCTACTCTTATAGCGAAATCAAACGACAGCAAGTAGACGGTAAGAGATTGTATGCTTGTCCAGACGGCAATGCTGTCGCAAGTGTTACTACGATCTTAGATAAAACAAAAGACAAGTCAGGATTAATTGCCTGGAAGAAACGTGTTGGTGAAGCAAAAGCACAAGAGATTGTTACCGAAGCCGCAGGTGTAGGCACACGTATGCACAAGTATTTAGAAGACTACATTGAGTTTGGTGAATGGCCTACTCCTGGAAGCAATCCGTTTGCTCAACAAGCACACAAGATGGCAGAACAAATTAAAGAAAATGCTATGATAGATGTAGACGAAATATGGGGGAGTGAAATTAATCTATACCACCCTCAAATTTATGCAGGTACTACCGACCTTGTAGGACAATACAAAGGACAGCCTGCAATTATGGATTTTAAGCAAACTAACAAACCCAAGAAAGAAGAATGGGTTGAAGATTATTACTTACAGTTAGTTGCATATGCACTAGCACATAATGAAGTTTACGGCACTAATATACGTGAAGGCCATGTGTTTATGTGTAGCAGAGATCTACAGTATCAACAGTTTGATTTAACACCTGAAAAATTTGCAGAGTGCGAGTCTAAATGGTGGGATAGGGTCTACTTGTATTACGATAAGTTCGCATAAATACTATTAACAATTTAGGAGTAAACAAGTGGCTGTTGTTCAAATATCAAAAATTCAAGTACGTAGAGGACGTAAGAATACAGGTTCCGGGATACCACAACTAGCAAGTGGTGAGTTTGGCTGGGCAGTAGATTCACAAGAACTTTACATTGGTAATGGTGCAGTATCAGAAGGATCGCCAGCAGTAGGTAACACTAAGGTACTTACTGAGAACGACAACCTATTCACACTTGCAGACCAATACACCTATAAAGCAGGCGAACTTCAAACAGGTGCTACTGTAAGTGGACCTATCAAAAGAACACTACAAGAAAGATTAGATGATATTGTTAGTATTCGTTCATTTGGTGGTACAGGTGATGGAACAGATCAAACAGCAGTATTACAAAGAGCAATTGATCAACTTTATATTAATACTTCTACCAAAGGCACAACTGGAAGCAGAGTTAAATTGCATCTAGAAGCCGGAACATATGTTATTTCAAACTCATTAAAAATTCCCCCTCATGCTTCTATTATTGGAGCAGGTGCTGATAAAACAATTATTAAACAAACATCAGACAATCCTATTATTGAAACTGTAAACGGAACTTCAACTCCGGGTTCATATGCTGACAATAGTTCTACTACTTCACTTAATCAAGCAAGACGTATTACAATTGAAGGCATAACATTAGAATCAACAACTATTAATTCTAATGGATTAAAACTAGTAGATTGTAAAGATAGTATTTTTAAAGATTTAATTATTAAAAGCACATGGACAACAGGTATTACTCCAAGTAACAATCATATTGCAGTAACAATGACTAACTTTAGTTCTGTTGTTGGGTGTTTTGATAATGTTTTTGATCATGTAGAGTTCCAAGGATGGGGATACGGTATTACTTCAGACTATGATGTTTACGAAAATACATTTAGTAAATGTTTATTTACTGACATGGCTTATGGTGTACACTTTGGTGCGAATACTAATGTTGGTTCTCAAGGACAACAAACTGGTCCAGAACAAAATACATTTGAAAATTCAATATTTAGAAATATTGACAAGAATGCAATTATTTGGGAAACTGGATCTTACAATGTAAGTTTAAATAATAAATTTATTAATATAGGTAACAATGGTGGTACAAGTTCAGCGGCGGCATATTCAATTATTAAAAGTTTTGTTGCTGGTAACACATCAACTAATGATTGGTTTAGTAGAACTAAAGACTTATCATTAGATGTTGCGTTTGATACTATTCCTTATATTTCAGAAATAGAAGGACCTATCTACTCATCATACTTAACAAGTACAACACTTAATACTAATCAACAAAACGCATTTGAGACTATCTTTAAACTACCAGGTGACTTTACAAGAACATACTTAATTGACTATCAATACAAGAGTAATCAAGTAGATGCAATGCGTCAAGGTACTTTAGAAGTTATTGTTAACAAATCAACTAACACGGTTACATATACTGACACTTATGATTACAATGGTGAAGACGGGTTTAAAGACACTTTAGAATTAAAAGGTCAACTATTAGATGTAAACGGCGATACAATTTACGATACAGTTGGTATCAAAATGAAGAATACAGTTAATAGTGAAGATGCAAACTTCACATACAAAGTCAAAATTAAAAGTTAGATATAATAAATGTTTTCAGAAGTATTTGAAGAACGATTACGACATTGGCGATCTCTAAGAGAAAAATTACAATACAGTGATACTCCTTTCGAAGAGGTCCTCCGTGCATATTCCCTAGCACCAAGAATACACGACAAGAGTGTAGATATGTGGGATCAGAAGACTTGGCCAGGTCCTTGGCAATTAATTTACAAAAATGGTTATACAGATACTTGCATTATTTGCGGAATATGTTATACTTTACAATTAACTGAAAGGTTTTCTAAGAGTCAGTTCGAGATACATATTAGTACGGATAACAAAACTAAAGAAACCTTTATGCTTTTGGCAGTGGATGAAGAAGTCATCAATCCAATGTTAGGTAAAGTTTTTAATAGAACGGATGTTCCGGCATCATGGATATCACAAAAGGTGTATCCTATGTCAGACACCCACTAAATATTAAACAAGAAATTAAAGAAGGAAGTCAAGAATCATGTCGAACGGAACAGGAATTAATATTGTTAAACGTGATGGAACAAGCGAACCATTAGACGTTAATAAAATCCACAAAGTAGTAGAATTTGCTTGTGAAGGATTAGCAGGAGTTAGTGCATCACAAGTTGAAATGTCATCACACATTCAATTTTATGATGGTATGACCTCAAAAGAAATTCAAGATATTATGGTCAAGTCAGCAAATGATTTGATTACACTAGATAACCCCAACTATCAATTTGTTGCGGCACGATTGTTATTGTATGCAACATATAAAGATGTATATGGTGAGTTCAAAGGTAAAACCCTTAATGACATGATTAAGATTAATATTGAACGAGGCGTATATGATTCTGAAATCCTTAAAAACTACAGCGAAGAAGAACTCGATGTATTAGACAATTATATTAAACGTAACCGTGATGAAAACTTTACCTATGCAGGATTGAGACAAATTGTAGACAAGTACCTATGTCAAGATAGATCAACAGGTCAACTGTTTGAAACTCCTCAGCATATGTACATGATGATTGCGGCAACACTATTTGCAAACTATCCTAGTGAAGTTAGAATGCAATATGTAAGGAGATACTACGATGCGACCTCACTTTTTAAAATCAACATCCCCACACCCGTTATGGCTGGCGTACGAACTCCTATTCGTCAGTTTGCTAGTTGTGTTCTTGTTGACAGTGACGATACTCTCAATTCCATTTTTAGTTCTGATATGGCTATCGGACGTTATACTGCCCAGAGAGCAGGAATCGGAATTAACGCAGGAAGAATACGAGCGATCAACTCAAAAATTAGAGGCGGAGAAGTAGCACATACAGGAGTGGTTCCTTTTCTAAAGAAATTCGAAAGCACAGTACGTTGTTGTACACAGAACGGTGTACGTGGTGGTAGTGCTACTGTCCATTTTCCATTATGGCATTATGAGATTGAAGATATCTTAGTACTAAAGAACAATAAAGGTACTGAAGATAATCGTGTACGCAAACTAGATTATTCAATTCAACTTAATAAACTAATGTATGAAAGACTTTTGTCTAACGGAGATATCACTCTTTTCTCGCCACATGATGTAGAAGATCTATATGAAGCATTTTACAGTGACCAAGAAGAATTTGAAAAGTTGTATAAGAAATATGAAAAGAGTACAACACTTAGAAAGAAAACTGTTAAAGCAATGGACTTGTTTGGTGACTTATTAAAAGAACGTGCTGAAACAGGACGTATCTATATTATGAACGTTGATCATGCTAACACACATAGTTCATTTAAAGACACAGTTTACATGAGCAATTTGTGTCAAGAAATTACATTACCAACTAAGCCACTACAACATATTGATGACGAAGAAAGTGAAATTGCACTTTGTATTTTGTCAGCAATTAATGTAGGACTACTAAAAGACTTAGACGATTTAGAAGAACTATGCGATTTAGCAGTAAGAGCATTAGATGAAATTATTGATTATCAGAAGTATCCTGTAAAGGCGGCTGAGATATCAACTAAAGCAAGACGCTCACTAGGAGTTGGTTACATTGGCCTTGCACACTATCTTGCCCGTAACGGATTTAAGTATGGCGACAAACAAGCATGGAAACTTGTACATGAACTATCAGAAGCGTTTCAATATTATTTGTTAGTAGCATCAAATGAACTTGCACAAGAAAAAGGTAAGTGCGAGTATTTTGAACGTACTAAATACGCAGACGGACTTTTACCAATTGATACATACAAGAAAGACGTTGACGAGTTAGGAAAGTTTAAATTACATTATGATTGGGAATCTCTACGAAATGATATTAAGGAACACGGGTTACGCCACTCAACGTTGTCCGCACAGATGCCTTCGGAGAGCAGTTCCATTGTGTCAAATGCAACAAACGGAATTGAACCACCTAGAGCATACTTGTCCATTAAAAAGTCCAAGAAAGGGCCTCTTAAGCAGATTGTTCCGCAGTATACTACACTGAAGAACCATTATACACTGCTTTGGGATATGCCTAGCAACGAAGGTTACATCAACGTTGTTGCGGTAATGCAAAAGTTTTTTGATCAAGCCATTAGTGGTAACTGGTCATACAATCCAACGCAGTTTGAAAATAACGAAGTACCAATGAGTGTTATGTTTAAGGATTTATTAAACACATACAAATATGGTTGGAAGACAAGTTACTATCAGAATACATATGATTTTAAAGGAATGGAAGACGATGAGCCTAAAGAAGAATCATCAAATCCAATTGAAGTAGAACAACCAACAACTAGCACAGATGAAGAACTTTGTGATAGTTGTGCAATTTAACACTTGACAAAGTGAAACAACGAGTGTATTGTTATAAGAATAGTACATAATAGGGACCGATTGATAATGGCAAAGACAGTTTTTAATAAAAACAAAGTAGACTTCACAAAGCAGAATATGTTTTTTGGTGAAGATCAAAACACACAACGATACGATACATTCAAGTTTCCAGAGTTTGATAAACTTAACCAAACCATGTTAGGTTATTTTTGGCGACCGGAAGAAGTTAGTCTTCAAAAAGATCGAGGAGACTATGCAGACTTCCGTCCAGAGCAGAAGCATATCTTTACAAGTAACTTAAAGTATCAAACACTACTAGATAGTGTACAAGGTCGAGGCCCATGTTTGGCATTTTTGCCTTACTGTTCATTACCTGAACTTGAAAGTTGTATTGTTGCTTGGGACTTCTTTGAAACTATCCACAGTCGTTCATATACGCATATTGTTAAAAACGTTTATGCAAACCCTAGTGATGTTTTTGATACTATCCTAGATGACGAAAAAATTATTGAACGTGCAGAAAGTGTTACTAAACACTATGACGAATTTAATAGAGTTGCTGACGACTATTTCCATAATGGTAAAGGCACTATCTATGATGTTAAGAAGTCGTTGTACAAAGCAATGATGACTGTAAACATTTTAGAAGGTTTACGTTTCTATGTATCCTTTGCTTGTACGTTTGCGTTTGGTGAACTTAAACTTATGGAAGGTTCAGCAAAGATTATTTCATTAATTGCACGTGACGAAGCAACACACTTAAACTTGAGTACACACATTCTCAAGCACTGGGCAAAAGGAAACGATGATCCAGACTTTGTTAAGATTGCAAAAGAGTGTGAAGAAGAAGTTTATCAAATGTGGCGTGACTGTGTTGATGAAGAAAAGCGTTGGGCAGATTACTTGTTTAAAGATGGTTCAATCATTGGATTGAATGAAAACTTATTACACGCTTATGTAGAATTCATTGCTAACAAGAGATTGAAAGCACTTGGATTAAAGACATTGTATGATCGTCCACTTAATACTAACCCACTACCTTGGACACAGCATTGGTTAAGTTCAGCAGGCTTGCAGGTTGCACCGCAAGAGACTGAAGTTGAGTCTTACATTATCGGCGGTGTCAAACAAGACGTAGAAAAAGACACATTCAAAGGATTTAAATTATGAGCAGAACAGTAGTATATTCAAAACCAATGTGTTCATTTTGCGATAAAGCAAAGCACTTGTTAAAAACATTAAACATTGAATTTGAATCAATTCAAGTTGGTTCAGATATTTCAGTACAACAACTTACAGAAGAATTTAAAGCAAATGGTTTACCACAACCAAGATCAGTCCCACAAATTATCCTGAACGGTAAGTATATAGGAGGCTACAACGAGTTAGCCAAATATGTAGAAGAAACAGGATTTAACGGAACAGGACACGGTCAATAATATATGTTAAAAATTACATCACCAATTAAAGAAGGCGATACAGTATCAGTAAAATTAGTAACTGGTGAAGAATGTATTGCTAGGATTCAAAAAATACACGATGATAGTTATGTGTTACACAAACCATTAAGTTTATTACAAAGTCCACAAGGAATGGTTTTAGGAGCATTTATGATGACTGGCGATCCTGATGCAGATATTACTATGCCAAAGACTAGTATATTGTGTTTTACACAAAAAAAAAGGATATGGCATCAAAATATACAGAAGCAACAACAGGGATTAAAATTTAATGTCAGACAGCAAATTAATTCTAATTGATATTGATGGAGTTGTTCTTGATTGGAAGAACGGTTTCACACAGTTTCTTGCACTTGAAAGAGTGATAGAAAAGGATACCACAAAGTATAAAGTTCATGAGTGGTTCCAGGGTTTAGACGGACAACCGATTACGGAGGAAAAGGGTAAATTCTTAATTGAATACTTTAATCGTTCGGCTTGGATTGCCTTCCTAGATCCTCTAAGAGATAGTGTAGAAGTAGTAAAGGCTTTAAAAGGACAAGGCTATACCTTTGAAGCAATTACGTCTTTGCATATAGACAAGCCTGCACAAGCGTTACGTAAAATGAACCTTGATGAAACGTTTGGAGAAGGCACTATTTCTAAAATCACCTTCCTACCTACTGGTGCTGATAAAACCGAAGCACTAAAAGAGTATGAAGGTTCAGGGGCCTGGTGGATTGAAGATAAAGTAGAAAATGCGATCGTAGGTAAAAACCTAGGATTGAAATCTATTATTGTCGAGCATGAGTATAACAAAGATGTTTATACTAATGAAATTCCAACTGCTAAGTTTTGGAGCACAATTTATAAATTGATCACAGGAGAACGATATGTCAACAAATCATGACGCAATCAAACAAGCATTTGAGGACTACTTAAAGGAATCAGAAGCATTTGAAACTAAAGGTGTAAAAGCCGCGGCCGCTCGTGCTAGAAAAGCATTAGGCGAAATGGGTAAACTTACAAAAGAAAGACGTAAGGAAATCCAAGAGAAGAAAAACTCTCTATAATACAATATAGAATGTGGGATAGCATATTTAATTATGCTATCCCCATATTCATTGCTGAAAAGTTATAAATAACTTCGAAGAGGGTATTAATAAGAATATGAGTAACGGAAAATTAAAATGGTATAATCCTGTTAAAGGCTTTGGGTTTATTACACCTGATCCTGAAGGGTCTCAGCCTGATATATTTGTACATATCAGCGAGTTTAAAAACGCAGGTATTCCAGAAAATGAAATCACTGAAGGCATGGCATTAACCTACGAAGAAAATGATTTCAGAGGTAAAAAAGTAGCAGGCAGTCTTAAAAGATCATAATGAAGTGCAACCAGGGCGACCTTGCCCAAATTAAATTTTCACTAAGACCAGAAAACATCGGACGTATTGTAAAGGTAAAAGAGTACATCGGACGATTTGAACAGAACGAGCAATTCCAGTTTAGGGGAATGCCCTGCACTTGTGTAATTACAGATCACTACTGGTGGATAGAAGCAGACGATTTGTCTATTCTATTTGGACCAAGTCCACAAGCCTACATTGCAGACAGTTGGTTAGAACCAATTAGGCAATCAAAATCCAAAGAAAAAACAAAAAAAGAGGTTGACATCACCGTATAAAGGTGTTATAAATATACTTGTAACGTTGAAGCACGTTGACGACGGAGTAGACGGCGGGGCAGTACCGCCCACCTCCACCATAACTACATGGAGAGATTAACACAGACAATTTTCATGTAGTTATGATGGGGGTGAAACAGGATCGATACACGGCATAGGCGCAGTGGAGTTACCGGTAGGCGATGACCGTAAATCAAGCAAATCTATAGACGCAAACGAAAACTTTGCTCTTGCGGCCTAATTAGTTAGGCTACGGGGTTGGCAACTTACCTGGCAACAGAAAAGTTGCACCTTAACGTTTAGTGCTCATCGAGCAAGGAAATATCAAATGCAGTACAAAGAAGTTTATTTTCATACTATCGCCATCGCTATTGGTGTAGGCTTTTTACTAGGGTTATCTGGTGTAGCAAATGCTGAAGTGGTCCAAGATCATTACAAAAAAGTTATTAAGAAAGACCCTTATCGTGTAGAAGTATGTCGAGATGTACACATACCTGGTGACCGTTCGGGTGATATGCTAACTGGTGCAATCATTGGCGGAGTTATTGGTAACAATGTAACTAAGAATGTAGAAAACGGTGGAGCAGTTGGAGCATTACTAGGTGGCTTTCTTGGACATAACAACAGTAAAGCAACTGGCGGAACTAGAACACAGTGTAATATTGAAACTAGATATAACGAAGAATATCAAGAGGTTTATTCGCATTCAACAGTTACGTTTACACACAATGGAAGACAATACAGTTTAAGATTTAACAAGTAATTTATGTAGGTGCGGTGAAGTTGGAGTGTCACACTAGTCTCCAAAACTAGAGCAGAGATGCTAGGGGGTTCGAATCCCTCCACCTATGCCAAATTGCGGGTATCGTATAATGGTAATACCTCAGATTTCCAATCTGATGCTAGGAGTTCGATTCTCCTTACCCGCTCCAAATTTTATATTAAATACTACATTGCCGACGTGGCCGAATGGTAAGGCAACTGATTTGTAATCAGTAGATTGGGAGTTCGATTCTCTCCGTCGGCACCACTTTTATCATACCTGCACTCATTGGGTGCATAACTATTAAAGAAGACATTACCGTTACAGGTGTGTCTTTTTTATTCGAATAAGAAAAAGGAAATATAAAAATAATGAAAATAAATCATAATAAAATTGCTTTAGGCATTTTGGGGTTAGTAATGATTGCGTTTGCGGCAGTCTTATTTACGGCTCCGGCTAAGGCAGAAACACTAGAAGACAGAGTTGCGAAGTTAGAGAAGAACGTTCCTAACTTGCCTACTGGCTTCTTTGTAAACGGTGAAGTGGAAGGATACTACGATGACAAGACTTATGACTCGGGTTGGGATTCACGCGGTGAATTACAGTTAGGTATTGAAACAGACTTACCAGAGAATTCACTAAACATTAATTGGGCAGGTGCGTCAATGGTTTACGACACACACTACTCACTTGATACGTCACTAAACAACACCGTGCAGGAAAAGCAAATTGGTGTTGGTAATGACACGGCAAGAATCTACTTTGGTGAAACAGATGCACAGAGAATGGGTTTCGCAAAGACTCCTAAGATTTCAGCACCACTTATCTTTACTGAAACAAACTACAGAATTGATCACAGAGAAAAGACTGTAATCACATTTGGTGGTTGGGAATACGACAACGAGTTTGACTTTGATTCATATAGAATTAAAAGAGACAAGCCGTGGGGTGTTGCACTAGGTTGGGACAATGATGGTAACGTGGGTTACTACACTGGTACTATTAACCTAATGGGACTTGCAGATGTATCCTATATGCGTATCGACGGCGTTGAAGATGCAGGTACAAAGGATCAAGAAGGTTATGCAGTAGGTGGAAGCCTACACAGATTTGGTGTTCCAATGTTATGGGGTGTTGAACTGTGGGACGATGGTAACACAGGCACATACACAAAAGATGATCGACTAGACTATGGTGTGATGTATAATGTAACACAATCAACATACGTTACAGCACACAGAACTGAAAACGATGATCTAGGATACGATGGAAACTACTACGGTATTGTCCATAATATCTACCAAAACTATGATGAAACAAGGCGTCCTGACAAACAGGATGGTTTGGAAATGGGACTATACTTCCACGATAAGAGTGGAACGAATGTATTCACTGGTGCGGCATACGCTGAAACACAGCAGGTGTTAGCAAGCATTAGATACAAGTTCTAATTCAATCAATTATATAGGCCCTTCGGGGCCTATATTTGACTATATCGCTTAAATAACATTATGAAGCGTAAGCGACTCACGTCCTGGCAGAGGTGGAAAAAGAAAGCACCTAAAGTTCCTGATATAACTTGTCCGGACATTGACAGCGTTATTACTAAATTAGAAAAACACCTAGAAACAAACAGAACCTACACCCAGTTTAGACACAAGCAAATTGTAAAGACATTGGAAAAACTACGTAGAGCAAACGAAAGCCTGCGAGATAGTGGCCAATATTGGTATGATATAGCCAAAGACAATTTATCATAAACAAATCCAAATTAATTTCTCCAAAAACTCTTGACTTCTTGTACTATTAATAGTACAATAAAGTAATTAAAGTAACATAGAGGCAACATTATTATGACTATGCATTTAGCACAAGGACTTACAACTCTTAATACTAGAGTAAGAAAGTCTAAACCTACAAAGGCTAAAATTGCCAAATGGCAAGAACAACATCGAATTCATAATAAAGAAATGAAACGATTGGGTTTGAAGAATCATATGATGACCTTTGATGAGTATGTAAAGTATATTCACGGGCAATTGAAACCTAGAACTGAATCCGTTGTTAGCACTCCGTGGCATCATAGTGGACCTTATGTTAGAGAAACAGAAAATATTCCAAGTTATGTTTCTAAAGATGGGTTTGAGCCGTGTACCAAAAAAGAACCTATGCAATATACAGGCGAACGTAGACTTGTAGGTATTGCTACTATGCATAAATCAAATATGGTTCCAATCTTTGCTGACGATGATGACAAGAACGGACAAAAACAAGCAACCGAAATTGCTACAATGCGACGTGGATAATTTTGGCAAATTAATGCTTGACTTTTAATTTTAAATCGTATATACTATATAAAATGAATAGGCTAAAGGAGGCTTTATAATATGAAAGGCGTATTAAAAATTGTAGCAACAGGTGCTCTAGTAAGTTTGCTAGGGGCTTGTAGTTCAATGACAACTATCGCAGAGCGAGACACTTATGCACAGCCTAAGTGGTATAACTCATGCAAAGAATCAGGTACCGAAGGTTGGTTCTGGTGGGAAAAAGACTATGCATATGCTTGTGGTGCCGGTGAGAGTATCTACGCACAGGCGGCTGAAGAGCAAATGTATGCGATTGCAATGAATAATTTTGCAAAACGTATCAATAGTAAAGTAAACTCTAAAACTGAAATTGGGTTTAAGAATGACGTTAAGTCAACTGACACTATGATTTCTTATGTTGTTAAAGACACAGTCATTAGAGAACATTTACAAAGAGAGTCGGGTCATTTTACTTTAGGTGGAAAGCATTATACTTTTGTTAAGTTAAAAATGCCTAAAGAAACATTTGACGCATTGATTAGCGAAGCAAAACAACAGAATCAGGTACAGTAATATGAGACTTCTTGTATTACTGTCTACTGCTCTCATTCTAGGAGCCTGTAGTGCAACTAATCCAAAAGTTCAAACTGTCGACCAATCGCAGTATTGTTATACAGATCAAAAGATTGTAAAGAAAAACAATACAGAAGTTTCAAGCGAAACTGTGGTTACTTGTTCAGATAAACCAAATCTTAACAACATGAAAATTGTTAAGTCCGGGATTGCAGATTCATGTCGTGAATATTATTACTATGTAGGTAAAGAATATAAACGAGGATTCATCTGTAAAAAATTAGATAAGAATGGAGGTCACGGTGGTTGGGAGATTGTTAATCGTAAGCATTTTAATTAGTGTACTAGCAGGATGTGCTGGTACATCTAAAGATACTTACATTAGTAATAGTGTGAACAGTAGTGCTAATAACTCTTATCAACCTAATAAAAGTTATGTTAATGTTGTAACTAACTTTTTTAAATGGGAGATGTATAAACTTCCATACGAAGATCAAGTTAAGCAAGAACAAGCAGTATTCTATGCATTAGATAACAGTCAAGAAGGCGAAGTTATTGAATGGTATAGTAACGAAACTAATAGTAGTGGTAAAGTATCTATTGTTATGAGTTACCCACAAGGTAGTGGTTACTGTAGAGTACTTTTTTCACAGATAAATTACAAAAATAAACTAAGAGACTTTAAGGAAACTGCCTGTCGTAACGGTTCGACTGCATGGACTTTCCTAAGAAGATAATAGTAATAGTTTTCTACCTAGTAGAACTACTATAAATACTAAGTTAGGAGACAATATGTTTTTTGGAATCATTACATTTATAACAGCATTGTGTATCAGTGCAGTTGCTATTTACTACTCAGTTGCAGGACTAGTGGCTATTTTCGCCGCGGCGGCAATTCCAATTATGATTATGGGCGGTGTACTTGAAGTTGGTAAACTTGTAACAGCAGTTTGGCTACACAGGTATTGGAGTCGTGCTGTTTGGTGGATGAAAGGTTACCTATCCGTTGCAGTATTAGTATTAATGTTTATTACAAGCATGGGTATATTTGGATTCTTATCTAAAGCACATATTGAACAAACATCAATGAGTACAGAGCAAGTTGCTCTTATTGATACACTCGACGGCAAAGAAACACGAAGTCAAGCCAAGATAGATCGCTGGCGTGGAGAACTTGATCGCTTGTTGAAAGGCGAAGATGTTCGTGTTGATAGTCTAATTACAAGCGAACAGGACAATCTAGACAAAATTTATACTCGTATCAAGAGCGAGAAGGATGCCTTTAGAGCAGATGCTAAGTTTGAAGTAGAGCAACAACAATTACGTATTACTCAAGCACAGGACAGACGTGATGCGGAAATTAAGGCCGCAGAGAAAAAGTTTGAAGGATCCCTAGGCGGAACTAAAGCATACGAAGATGCAGTTAAGAAAGCCAAGGACAATGAACTAAGTGTTGCTTCAAGAGCACAAGCAGAGATATTAAAAATCAACACCAAGTTAGATGAAGACCTTGCTAAGATTGATGCCAAGTATGCCACAGACATTGCTTCAATTAACAAACGTATTAACGATTTACGTAACCAAGCAAATAATAAGACACAGGATATCGAAGGACGTATTACTGAACTTGAAGGGTTTATTGAAACTGAACAAAAGAACATAGATGACGTTCGAGAAGAAAAGTTTGGCTACGAAAAAGAATATCGTAAACTAGAAGCAGAAGTAGGTCCTATCAAATATATCGCAGAATTTATCTACGGTGAAAATGCAGATAACAATTTATTAGAAGAAGCAGTTCGTTGGGTTATTATTGTTATTATATTTGTATTCGACCCACTAGCAGTATTGCTTCTAATTGCATCACAGTACACATTCAATTGGTACCGTGAAGACAAAGGCGGTAGTTTGCCCCCAAAGTCCGATCCGGATCCAGAACCAAGTAGCGATCCAGAACCAGAACCAGAAGATTCAGAAAACACAGAAGAAGGAACTGAAACACCTAGTGCGCCACAAGATGAAAAAGGCGTTCAAGGACAGGATGAAACTGATCCAACTGTGGCTGAAACTGAAGAAGCAGAAGTAATACAGGAATCAAAAAAAAACGAATCTTTGGACGAATCACCTTCAATAAGTGAACAAATTAAAGAAGCAATGGACGATCCAGAAACTAATCTGGATAAATGGAATGAATGGGTTGAAGCCGCTAATCAAGCCGCCGAAGTCGAAAAAGAAATTCCAAATACTAGAAATCGAATTTTTTATAAAGAAGAACTTACTAAAGAAGCCGAACTTCAAAAAAAAAGAACGTACATAACCAAAGACAAGAACAAGCAAGTACGCAAACAAACCAAAGATACACCCTTACAGAAGTAATTGAGCCTTATAAGCAAAATAGCGAACAACAAGACAACTCACTATTTAATCGTGTCCTAAAGACCCGTAAATAAATAGATATGATGTCTAAAGAAGTCAAAATGAATCTGATAACGGCCCCTGATACTCTGCAAAATGAGAACATCGGTGTGTTATTAATTAATCCAACTGAAGAAGATAAAGCAACCTTTAACAAAGTTGCACTAGAGTTAAAATCTTCTATCAACTTATACCTGTATCAAGACTCTGATATTGAATGGTTAATCGATGTAGTAAAAATGGCAGACTATGTTTTTATTAATATAGATAACTCTCGCAATATTGAGTGGCTACATGGTTGGATTCTAAACTATTCTAAAACTTTTTACTTGACAACTCAGGATCATATGCCGTATAATAAGATTAATGTTAATAAGGTATATGACATTGCACAAATGGTAGAAGGAGAAAACTACTTTGAAGAACGAGAGACCTAAGAGAGGTTTATCAGTTGAAGTCCGCAATGGAGACTTTAACGGAGCAATGCGTAAATTTAAACGTAAAGTAAATGATGACGGAATCATGCAAGTGCTTAAAGAAAAAGAATTCTATGAAAAGCCAAGTTTGAAACGTAAAAAAGCAAAAGCCGCTGGTAGAGCCCGATGGCTTAAAAAACAGAGCAAAGACAAAATGGAAAATGGATATTAAATGGAACTGAAAGCAGATTTATGGTTTCCTAGTATAGTCTGGGCAACACTTGATTTAGACGCAGATACAGTCTGGCTAAAACAATATGCTGATCAACTTAGATCAGCAAATCCAGATGGTGTTAAAATATCAAATGCAGGCGGCTGGCAAAGTCCGTCAATTGAGTTTCCAGAATTTGCAGAACCTGTAACTCCCCCGCAACTTAAAAAGTTAAAGATGCAATTAGATCTTGCTGTTGGTCAAGCATCTCAGCAAGCAGGATTACCTAAATTAGAGTTGTGTAATATGTGGTTTAATATTAATGGATATAAAGACCATAACTTAATGCATGATCATCAAGGAAGTTTAATCAGTGGTGTTTTATACACAAGTGTTGACGAACCTGAGTTAATGGGTAATATTGATTTTCATCGTGAAGACAGTGCAGTACATTTTATTCCACCTCTTGATAGATACAATCATTTTACAAGTACAAAAGGGTCTTATGCACCTAAAAAAGGATTACTATTATTATTTCCTAGTTGGGTAAAGCACAGTGTTAATAGTAGTATGAGCCATAAAGAACGTTATAGTATTAGTTTTAATTATGGTCCAGGAGCACCTAATAAAATATGGAAAGAATAAATCTTTTTACAATTCCAGTTTGGACTATTAAAGTTCCTGATGATATCGATACCGAATGGTTAGTTAACTGGGCATATGATTTAAAAAATCAAGGCGATGGCAAACTTAATGAGTTTAATGCTTGGCAAAGTTTTGATAATAAAGGCGATATGCGTTTTACTCTACCAATTCCACAGGGTATTAAAGTTCAACAATGGCTAGATGAAACAATGTGGGCAATAGCAGATGAAATTGAACTAGATGAAAAGCCTAACTTATTAAACTATTGGTTCAATATTAATCCACCTAAAGGATTCAACAATTGGCATAAGCATAGAAATGTAATGTTAGTTGCTAATCTTTATTTAAGGACTCCTGAAAATAGTGGCGGCATAGAATTAATTCGAGACGATGAAGCACAATACTACATTTCAGTAGAACAAAAAGCAAACGAAGTATTAGGAACAAGAAAAGTTATTAATGCTAAAGAAAGAGAACTTGTAGTATTCCCAGGTTGGTTGGCCCATGAAGTAAAAGGTAATCAATCTAATGAAGATAGAGTAAGTATGTCATTCAATTATGGAGCAATTAAGTAATGCGTATTGAACAAGGTTTAAAATTAGACTACACGAATGTTTTATTACGTCCAAAGCGATCAACGCTTGGCAGTAGAAAAGATGTTGGGTTAACAAAACATTACACATTTCGTAATTATGTGCCTACTGAAATGAGTATGGAAATTTTACGGCCTGATAGTAATCCACATTATAACGGTATTCCTATTATGGCGGCAAATATGGACAGTGTTGGCACATTTAAAATGGCAGATACACTTGCTGAACTAGGATTATTTACTTGCTTAGTTAAAACTTATAGTGTAGACGAACTAAAAGATTTCTTTACTACAGAAACACGTAAAGAACACGTTGCATACTCAATGGGCATTACTGAAAAGGATTTAAGTAAGTTTAGAAATGTATATTCAGAAAACGTTAAATATGTATGTGTTGATGTTGCTAACGGATATACAAAGTTTTTTACAGAATACATTGCGAAACTAAGAAAAGAATTTCCAAACATTGTTATCATTGCCGGTAATGTTGTTACTGGAGATCAAACGCAGGAGTTAATATTAAATGGTGCGGATATTGTTAAAGTGGGGATCGGTCCTGGTAGTGTCTGTACTACTAGGATTCAAACTGGGGTGGGATACCCACAACTCTCAGCAGTCATCGAATGTGCAGATGCCGCTCATGGCCTCGGCGGGCACATTATCGCAGACGGCGGATGCACCTGTCCAGGAGACATCGCTAAAGCCTTTGCTGGCGGAGCAGATTACGTTATGCTTGGGGGAATGCTCGCAGGCCACGATGAAGGCGGTGGTAGTGTTTATTCCAAATGGTTTCAAAGTGATCAGTGGAAGCGAAATACTGACGGATCATTTACACCAATTTTTGAAGAGAAACAGTTTGTTGAATTCTATGGAATGAGTTCTGACAAAGCAAACACAAAACATTTTGGCGGACTAAAGGAGTATCGCAGTAGTGAAGGAAGAGAAGTTCATGTACCTTACAGAGGACCAGTGGGTAATACTATTCAAGATATCTTGGGTGGTTTGCGTTCTACTTGTACTTATGTTGGTGCACCAACACTAAAACAGTTATCAAAATGTGCTACTTTTATAGAAGTAAGTAAACAATTTAACGATATTTTGGCAAAATAAGCACTTGATTTTTATCTAAAAGTGACTATATAATATATTAGTATGATAAATACTTTTGTAGTAAAGACTGATTCTTTACTGCACTAACGGAATGCCGAAAGGATTCCATAATACAAATCTTGCTTTTAAAAAGGAGAAACAAAATGACAAGACTAACAACTCTAGACCTACCTAACTTCCACAGAGCAACTATTGGCTTTGACAGACTATTTGATGAACTAGAACGTTCATTTGCAAATAGCCCAAATGGAAATGGTTATCCCCCATACAACATTGCACAAATCAACGATGACGAGTATATGATCTCGCTTGCCGTTGCTGGCTTTGGTATGGACAATCTTTCAATTGAAAAAGATAAAAATACTTTGAAAATTGAAGGTACGGCTCCTAAGGGAGATGAGGACGTAAATTACCTACACAAAGGTATTGGCGGCCGCTCTTTCCGCAGAGAGTTTACTCTTGCTGATCACGTAGAAGTAGTTAATGCAAATCTTGAATTAGGTATGCTTAACATTCACTTAAAGCGTGAAGTTCCAGAAGAACTACAACCTAAGAAGATTGCGATTAACGAAGGTATCACAATCGAAGGCAAAACAGCCAAGTAACTCGAGTCAGGTTTAGGGGGAGGAGACTCCCCCTATACTAAATATTTTTAGGAGTAATTATGAGCAACACAGAAATTTTAATTGATGAAAAGATTGATCAACTTGTATCTGTACCTGAAAGATATAAAGTAATTTTTTTAAATGACGACAAAACTCCAATGGACTTTGTGATTGATATTTTAGTATCTATTTTTAGACATAGTAAAGATACTGCAAAAGATTTAACTATGCAGATTCATCAAGAAGGTAGTGCTATTGTTGGTATTTACTCATTTGAGTTAGCAGAACAAAAAACTATAGAAACTACTAACCAAAGTCGAAATCACGGATTTCCATTACAGATAAGGTTAGAGAAAGAATGAGTTTAAAAGAATTAACACATGAGCACCATCGGAATGCAGAACGACAGGAATTTGTAAAAGTTTTAATGGGTGGAAATATTGACCCAAAAGTTTATGCAACATTTTTATACAATCAGTATGTTAATTACAATATACTAGAAACTATTGCTATGTCTCAAGGAGTTCTTAATGGACTTCCTGACATTAGAAGAGCACCAAAGATATTAGAAGACTTTAATGAACTTTGGGAAGACTCAGAAAACCCACCTGCTACTGCACCAAGCAGTAGAGAATATGCTGACCATATTATGAGTATTTCTGGAGACCCAGATAAACTTATGGCACATATATATACAAGACACATGGGCGACTTATCCGGCGGACAAATGATCCGAAAGAAAATTCCAGGGGCAGGAAAAATGTTTGACTTTGAAGATTCAGATACTTTAAAGACAGCGATCAGAGAAAGACTTAACGATAGCATGGCTGATGAAGCACGTATCTGTTTCGACTTTGCAACAAAATTGTTCCAGGAGATGATGGATGAAGTTAAGCCAAATACCTGAGTTTAGAGCGCAAGCACTAGCACAAGAAGAAATTAAAAAAGAAGAACAGCAAGATTCTGAAATTCTTTTAGAGATTAAAGAATTAAGAAAAGAACTTAAAGATATTAAGTTATTATTAACATCACTACTAATGCAAAAGGGGTCGAAGTAATGATTTGGGACAAACTAATTGACTGTAAGGATGAAATAATTGAAATTTTTAATGATAACGCAACTGAAATTAACGAAGCCGGTCTAGACTATTTTAATAGGCCTGATAGTGGCTGGATCAATCGTGTTTGGGCTAACGATCACGTAAGACGAGCACATATAGACGTTGTAGACGCTCGTAACACTAAAGGCCTGTGGATGATGCACGTATGCATCTTTCCAACACTAGATAACCCTGCGCCTATTTACGGCTTTGATGTTATTGCAGGTAAGAACAAAATGACTGGAGCCTTCCACGACTTTAGTCCAAGTAGCGATCCAGACCATCCTATGATACAAGGCTACTACGAAAGTGTAGACCACTTTGTTCCAGAGAAGCAACGTGAACTTCCAGAATGGGCAAGAAACATCTTCACTGGTAAAATGCTTGCCGCAGGTAATGTAAAGTCAGACGAAGAATCAGACGAAATTATTCGTATTGCTACAAGTAACCTACGTGCTTACTTTAACGAAGTAGGATTAACAAAAGGTGAAGGTGATCAAACGATTGTCGCGGCGTCTCAAGACTACTACTGTCACAACCAGCAACAAAATCCACATACAGCAAATGTAATGAAAAGTTTAGGATTGCCTGAAGAAGATGTAGACAAGTTCTGCACAGATATGCTCTTTCCAAAACTTGCATAAATACTATTGCTATGAGATATATTGATTTTAAACTAACCGAAAAAGCCGTACTTAATGCTAAATCGTTATTAAAGTATGACAGCGATGATAGACTCATTGCTTTGTTAAATTTAATAAAGTCTGGTGCTACTTGGACTACTACAGATGGTAAGAAGTTTGTTATTGATAAAGAGTTTTATCAAGATCCGAAGAACCTAAAAGATCTTGAAAATGAAATTAGGTCGCAGGCGGCGGCGCCGAAGCAAAAAGCATTTGATATTCAAGGTTTCTTAGACGGCTCTGATACTTCGGCATTGCTTCCATCAAGTTATTTTCCAAAGCCAGCCGGCACTGGAGCAAGAGCAAGTTCTGAAGAAGACTTATCTAACGTAGGAGAGATATCAGAAATATTACACGCCGCGGCTGTGTATGCAAGATTGCTAGAAGGAACAAAATCAATTAATGCTACTCATCTTCAAAGAATTTTAGACCAACTCAAGAACGGTACTAGACTAGAAGGTACAGCAGAAGATATTAAGAGTAAAGAGTTTGATAAGTTTTCTATCATGGTTAGAGCCAGCGATGATATTTGGAAAGATATTAAACGTAAAGATATTTTACAACATCCTAAGATTAAAAATCTAATTGCTAATAGTATTATTCCAGATGCGAACGATAATACAGGCGAGTATGCAAAGACGTATGCAACTAATGGTGAGTTTGACGAAGTTGAAATTGTTGGTGACGGGCTCAGTGATCAAAAAGGTACAAAAGCCGATATTGTATTTAAAAATAAAGTAACTGGTAGAGTTGCCAAGTTTAGTTTAAAAGCAAATACAACTCGAGAACTTCATCAACACGGATTAGGACCAGTCAATGCTCCAATGGCAAAAAGATTTGAGATTGCTAAAGAATTCTTTGATGAGATAAATGTTGATGTTGCTGGCGAAGGTGGTCTTGCTCAGAAAGAATTTGAACAAGCCGAAGACATATTTTCTGCAAACGTGTTATTATTTAGACAAGCATATTCAGATATTAAAGCAAAATTCCAAGGCGATCTTGACCGTGAAGAAAGAACGTTTATGAATAATTTTTTACAGAAACTTAAAGAATTTGCTCGTAGAGATGAAGACGGTGTAGATGTTAAACAATTTACAAACAAAGGATATTATGTTCTTGATATGGAACTATTGGATAAACTAGTCGCAACAAAAGATTTTAATTTTGTAGTTGAGTACGGATCAGGAACACACAAGACAGGCGTAGCATTACCAAAGATGGTATTCAAAACTCCAGAAGGTGAAGAGTTTGTAACAATTAGAACATATGCGTCAACTGCAACTCCTCCTTATTTGAGACTTAAAGTTGATAAGGGTAAAGCGTTTGTAAAACTTACAACTAAAAAAACTAATATTGAAGAAAAGCCAAAGAAGAAATCAAAATAATCAAATAGTACGTTGCAAAATGCAACGATTGATCAACAGCATTAAGAATCCAAAACTCTCTATCCATATTCTTCCAGCCATACTTGTTGCGTATGTTTGTCTTAGTATAGTCTATATGCCAGTGGCAAAACCAGTCGATTAAACCGCATATAAGCGCCGTGTACGGGTCTATAAAGAAAAGCAGTACAAAGATAGTACCTAAACCGTGCGGTATGTAATGCTGTAAATGTCCATATTTTCCGAAGTAAAAAGCCTTACCCTGTCCGGCTGGATATGATGTAGGTTGAAATCCTAAATCGATCCAAACGTGTTTAAGAACTAAAGAAAATAATACTTCCATATAACTATTTATAGATAAATAATTGTAAGGGCAATTTAGAAAGAGGGCATATGGATTTTTTAGGATTTGTAGCAGAAGTTGGATTTCCAATCGCCGGGGCAATCGCCGCTGGTGTCTTTGTATTCACAACATTAAAGTTTATTTTAGCCAGTGTCACGGGTAGTGTTAGTGGTTTAAAAAATATTATTAATGCACTTGATAACAGGGTGCAAACAATGAATAACGATCTAATTAAAATTGATGCTTTACTTTCCCATGTAGTTGGTGTAAAGCCTAACATAGAAAGACTAGCCGCGAACGAAGGCAAGGAGGACGCAAGACGTGATTAAAAACTTTAAAGATATAGTAATATTACTGATCACATCAGGAGTATTAATATTATTAGGAGTCATCATTATTGGTGATTATATAGTAGCACTAGAAGAAAACAGACCAGTTGA